AAATTCATCATTACTACCGCCTGCATTTGATACATCATCAGTGGTTGTTGGTGCCGCACTAAAGTTGAAATGGTATTCCCAAAATCTTCTAAAGTATGCGTTGTCATCTACAGCATGTCTTAATCCACCAGTTTCAGTTGCGCCAGTTGCCTGATTAAATCTAGCAATTGTTAACACATTACTACCTGGTAATGCCGTTACCTTGTAATAGAATCCAGAAGGTACAGCAGTGAAATTACCACTTGTATCTCCAAATTCAATAATGTCGCCCACTTGGATCTTGTCTCCACCAGCATCATCAATTGTGATTGCTGTATCGCCAATAGCCGCACTTGCGTCATTTACAAGGTTAGAACCTCCACCCGCACTTGCATATGCGTTTGAGTTGGTACACATAGATACTTTTAAATTGTTACCTTCAGTTCCTGCTTCTCTTGCTCCAAAAGAACCATTAGATGCTGAACCGTCAGAATAGTTGTTTAAGTAATGAGTAGTATTTTTGATTTGTAAGCCTGTACCATCAGAGGTAGCATTCTTATTACCTGTTACTGCTCTTACCACTTTAAGGGTGTTACCGTACTGTAAAAAGTTGGTTGCGCTAAAAAAGTATTCGAAGTTTGCGGCAGTTGGTTTCCCAAAAACTTCCACATATTCGTCTTCACTAGAGATAGTTACTACCTCATCCATCGGCCCTTTCTCACTAATAACCCCAATCGCACCAATACTGGTAGAGACTGCTGGAATTACATTAGTTAGATCCTTTTCCGTAACATTAACGCCCGGTGATACTAAAAAAGCCATCTTGTTTCTCCTTATTGTGTTTAAATTTAAACTCGTAACTATTTATAAATTACTAAATTTACCAACCTTTTTTCTGGACAACAGGTGTCCATGTTGTGCCGTATGGGTCTTTGAAACTTTCTGGTTCATTAAGACCATCATCAACAAAACCAAACGGTGCCATATCTTGTTCCATAAGATGTGATTGTTCATCAACCAATCGTTGTCTTATATCTTGGTCAGTTAATTCTTTGAAATATGTTTGATTTGATAACCATGCAAACATCACCAAACACATAACCAAATCGTCTGTACTACCTTCTTCAGCCTCGTACTTTTCTTTGCCTTTTAATATATATGTTGACAATTCTGCAATAATATCAAAGTCTTGTATGATAAACTTATCTGTTTCTATCATGGTCTTTAAGTTAGAACAACCAATTTTCTTTGTTGCCTTTGTTGTTCTTAATCCTAGTTGAGATTGTTTGCCACTAAAACCTGTACCTGCAATCTGACCAGAACGACCTCGTTGATTGACCATAATCATATTGTCATATTCTAAATCAAATTGTAAAGTATCTGCAACTTGACCACCAATATCATTTACCTCTACTAACACCTCTGCCATATTATAACTCTTTGCAATCTTATGAATGATTTGTGGAAATAACATAGGTCTTATTTCATTGTTACGATATTTACCTACAATCTTGTATGGTATGCGTGTTGCGTCTGTTATGACAAAAGCAGAATAATCATTTACGGTACCTCTTGCAACATCAACTGTAATCACATAACGGTGCCCTTGTTGTGGCATTTCGTATATGTCTAGTCCTGCGTTTTGTTGTATAGGTGTAATGTGTGATAGTGTTCTTAACTTTGCACTATTGATAAGTGTATCAACACTACCTAAGAACTCACATTCAAACTCCGTTCTAAATTGTTGTTCACTTGTATTCTTTATTGTTTCTTGTTTCCATTTTTCGTCTCTACCTGGTACCTCTGACCAATGCACTTCAATTGGTTTGTAACTATTTCTTTCATGTTGAGCATCATTCCATAATTTATAAAACATGTTCATACCATGTGGTGTAGATACGATCATAACTTTAGAACTTTTACCAGATGAGATTGTAGGATAAACTGAACTAAAAAATTGTTCAGCAATATTGTTTGGTACATAGGCAAACTCATCTAAAAATATTACATTGTAAGAACCACCACGCACGGCACTTGATGATGTTGCAGCCGCAAGTATCTTACTACCATTTTCTAATTCTAAACTACCTTTGTTCCAATTGATAACACCTTGTTGTAAAAATTTTGGTAAGTTTTCATATGCAAGTTGTAAACGACCTAACAAGTCTCTTGCCACTGCAGCCTTGTTTGCAAGTATGGCAATATTTACATTCGCATTAAAGATAGCGTAGTGTAATAGATAGGCAATAATCGTAGTTGACTTACCAGTCTGTCTTGGTAACTTACAGATTGTAAAACGATTATTATGAAATGTATCGACCATTTCTTTTTGGAAGTTATACATTCTAAATGGTTGTAAACCATGATCAAGTGTTACAATCTTTAAATAGTGTGTAATAAAATAGATAGGGTTATCTTGGCACTTAATAAATTCTTCTACTTGTTTTTTAGTATACCTAGTCTTTTGGTTTGCAGCCTTAAGATTAGGATTACCAAGATAAGTTTTATTTTCCATTCTTCTTTATCAACTTTTGTAATTCTGCTGTTGACCCTACAAATAAATTATTCTCAACCTTGTTAGGTACTTTCTTTGTTTCTTCACCTAACTTTTTCATCTTCTCTTGTAACTCTAAAAGTTTTTCTGTTACTTCACCAACATTCTTAATGAGTTGCCCTGCCACTTCGTATGTTCGTGGGTGTTCAGTTTCTTTTGCAAGAGTGAGAATACCATCTATTGCGTCTTGCCCTCTTTCAACTAGATTATACAAATTTTCTCTACTGTATTTGTAGTCGCTAGTAATATCTTCTTGTTCATTCGGCCTAGGTATAACTGGCTTACTTTCAGTCTCAACGATTGTTTTATCCGTAATGTCTAAAATCTCGTTGAGTTTATCCTCAACTTTTTTCATTAGGATTCTTTATCTGTACCAGAAGCAGGATCGTATTCGTCAGCGTCTTGGAAGAAAGAGTGTGTTTCATTGAATCCAAAATTATCGTCAGCGTCTGCTGTTGTTGGATTAGGTGTAACAACAATTCTTTGTTCTCTTTTTGCCACATTGACATTTGTATCTGTATATTGATCCACTTGTACTCTCTTAATAATTTTAGAACTTGTTACAGGTCCGTATAGATACATCTTTGCTGTAAAGTTTAGAGTGTACATAATAACTCGTCTTTCAGTAAAGTTACCATCGTAAGTATCTTCATATGATACATCATTTAAAACGATTGGTACATCACGCACTATTTCCATTGTTGGTAATACATTCAAACTAATTGTATAGTCTGGTTGAAACATTGGTAATATTTGTTCAACAATTTGTAATGCGTCTTCACTATTTTTTGCCATTGCAAATAAACTAAAACCTACATTGTATGGCACAGGCATATAACTATGTTGTAATGACTTACTATCTGCCCCTTTTACTTTTCTAAACTTTTGTATTCTATTTAATTTTCTTGGTGCGTCATATGTAAGTGTAGTCATTTCAAAACCTATACGAGGTAAAGTCAACGCCGTTGTCTTACCATCATCTGAGGTTCTAGCACTATCTTGTTCTAGTCTTACTAGAAATTTTTGTTTTGGGCCATATGCTAATGGCACTTTCATTTTTTGTATTACTTTACCAGTTGAGTTTTTACGATAAACATACATATCGTTAAACAGCGTACCAAACGCAACGACCGTCTTTCTTATCAACTCATGGTATTGGGCATCCTTAAACATTATTTACTCCTTGGGTCTCCAAATGGGTTATTTTCAGAAAAGTCGAATATATCATTATTAGGATCAAAGTCATCTAATCCTGCGGCAGCGTCAAAGGCTTTGTTATCAGCGTCTGTACTTTCTGTCGCCAAGTTATCTGTTAATGCGTCTTCTAGTATTATATATTCGTTATAATCTGGATCATCTTCGTATAAGATATTATCACCATCTGTTTCGTCTATTAGGAACTCACCTGCTTCTGTCAATACTGCTTCTACATCACCTGAAATATTTTCAGTTAGTAATGAACCTGCACTTGTTGTACCACTCTCTAAAGTTATTTGATTTTCTAGGACATCCATAGTAACTTGGTCAAGTTTGTTATCTATTTCTGCTAATCCAGTTTCAACACTTTCTGAAGCGTAATCCCATGTAGAACATTTTAATTTGAATATTGGCAAGTCTGATATTTGATACATAGGATCCTCGTCCTCAACAAAATCAATTTGCCAAAACTTTTTGAATAAAGGCATGTATATAACATCACCTTCTCTTGGTCTATTAAATGTAAGTGTGTTTGATGGTTGGTCAACTAATAATTCAAATGTTCGTCTTGCAACGACATAAGTTATTTCGTCTTTCATGTCCAATCCAAACTTACCAATCAAGTCGCCTTGACCAGCAAAACCATTTACTTCTTCGACATACATTTCAATCATGTATTCGTCAGTAAACTTATCTGTGGTATTACCTAGTATACCATCTTCAAATAGATTTTCTCTAGGCATGTAATGAACATCATGCCCATAAATCTTTAATTGTTCGATTATTAAATCTTCGTATAGATTTTTTTCTGAACGAGTACCTTGTGAAAAATATGTACTTCGCATTTTAACCCATCATGTAATTGGGTGGTAACTCGTAACTTAATTGTATCTGCTCTTCTAATTTGTTTATTTCTTCTTGCGCTTGTGAATAGATTTGTTCACCATTCATTTGAACACCACCTAACATAGCGACACCTTGAAACTTACTTAAATTAGTACCCCATTGTTTTTTGATTAATTGTATTAGGTATTTCTTTAAAAAGATATCATCAAATATATCTGTAAATGTTGATGGATCTAGTTTTCTATAACATTCGATAATAATAAAATCACCAGCGTCAATATCATTTGACCAGTCCATATCAATGTATAGTCTGTTCTTATGTTGATTAAATCTGATTGGTCTTTCACCTACAAGTATATGGTCTAACATATCTAAATGCCTTAATGTCATATCGTAGTGAATGATTGATGTAGATGAAAAATCGTATAAGTCGTTTAGTCTTAATTGATATCTTACATCAAATAAATTTAGATTTGCCTTGTCTGTGAAATCAAATATTCTTGTAACTGAAACAACACTAGATGGCATTGGTATATAGTTTTTGCCTTCTACGAAACTGGCAGTAACTGTACTATCTGCCGTATCCGTTACTGTGGATAATGTCTCATTAGTTTTTGCCCTAGTTATATCGTCTGCTGTAACTTGATATTTTAAATACATTCTCTCAACACCATCATAGTGATATTGAGCAAAGTATTGTAACGCCTCGTCAATACGGTCCTCTACCTGATCATCTTCTACATTTATTTCGATTACAGGTTTACCTAATGCTCGAAGGCAATATTGTTTAAGGGTCTCTCTAGTCGTTATTGGGTTATTTTGTGCCATATTATAGTCCTTATGAGACTATTTATAAGGAAAATAACTTAATATCTTACAACTACTCTATCGCCTGAAGCAGGTGCCGCATCTAGGGTTAATGTAGTACCAGAGATTGTAAAGTCCTCAGTAGGTTCTTGTACAACCCCGTTGATTGTTACCAAGAATTGGTTTACATTATAACCTGCAACAATTGTAACAGTTGTGGTAGATCCATCACCATCTAGTGTTGCTTTGTTGGCACCAGATGATACTTTGAAAGTTTCGTTTGGTATACTAACTGTTCTGTCTGCTGTTGGGTCTATTACAGTAAGAGTTGTTTCAAAACTGTCTGCTGTACTACCTTCAAATACAATGTTACCACCTAGATTTATGCCTGCATTGAAAGTTGTTTCCCCTGCCGCACTACCATCTATTGTTACGAAAGTTGTATCCGCACTACCGTCAGTACCTTTGAAGATAATATCTGTATCATTACCTTGAGCATCTATTGTAATATTACCAGCAGTTGTGGTTACATTTACAGCCGCGTCCCCAGCAGTAAAGTCATCATATGCTAATGATATACCACCTTGCATGTAGGTCTTAACAGTTGTAACATTAGTCATTCTCATAGTGCCGCCATCGTTAATTAAGATACCGTCACCGTCTGCTAATGCAGTTGTACCTCTACTTGTACCTCCGTCAATTAAATTAATCTCTGCAGGTGTAGCCGTAATTTGATCTGTACTTGCAGCCGCAAAAGGTTGTAATGTACCACCTATGTTTGCAAGATTGATTGTTCTATCTGCTGTTGGATCAACAACACCTAATGTTGTTTCGAATGAATCCGCAGTAGAACCTTCAAATATGAAACTACCAGTTGTAGTCGTATTACCAGTAATCGCTGGTGTAGCAATTGTAGGACTTGTTAAAGTTTTATTTGTTAATGTTGCCGTATTATCAGTACCAACAAGAGTTGTAGTATCTGCAGGTAATGTGATTGTTATGTTACCAGAAAAATCTGAGTGTGCCGGAGCAGTTAATGCCGCATAGTGAGCATTTGAACTTTCACAATACATTCTGATAGCAGATTGAGTACCATCGTTTTTAAGGTCAATCAAACCAGTAGTAAAAGTTATTCTATCGTTACCACCAATTCTAAAGTCAATTTGGTCATCAGCACTAGCAGTAATTGATGTATCAGCGTCAGCGTCTAATATTAACTCACTGCCGTTCATGTCTATATCACCTGCAACTAATATTGATGATCCTGAAAGTACATTGAAAGTATTGGCAGTAAATGTGAAATCGTCAGCGTTTGCAATCTTAATATCAATCTGATCGTCTGTACTTGCATGAATAGAAGTATCAGCGTCTTCGTCTAATATTAATTCACTACCATTTAAATCAAAAGATTTTAATTGTAATGCAACTGTACCACTATCGTTAGGTAAGTTGATTGTTCTATCTGCTGTTGGATCAACTACATTTAAAGTTGTTTCAAAAGAGTCCGCACTAGAACCCTCAAATATTACACCACCAGTTAACTCAACATTTGAGAATGCCGCAGCCCCACCACCGGTTACATCTGTTAAGAACGCAACGGTACCAGATCCATTCTGAAATGTAATTGTTCTATCTGCTGTTGGGTCAACAACCGCAAGAGTTGTTTCAAAACTGTTTGCTGTAGCACCTTCAAATACGATTGAACCAGTTGTTGTAATTGTATCTGATTGTAAAGTACCTGCAAAAGTTACATTAGCACCATCAAAGGTTGCCGCAGTAGTTGTACCAGATTTAATAATTAAGTTATTTGAGTTGTTTGTTAATGAAGCGAATTGTGAACCACCATCTAATAATAGTACATCACCGCCGTCAGCGTCAACTTTAATATCGCCAGGTGCGTCTAGTGTTATGTCAGTTGCACCATTTAGTACAAAGTCTAATGCTGTTGTACCCCCAGCCTTCAATGTAATATTATCACCGTCAGCGTCTAATACAATGTCTGTAGCCGCGTCTAGTGTAATAGTAGAACCTGAATCAATTTCAGTTATGACTGGAGTTGTTAAAGTTTTATTTGTTAGAGTATCAGTTGTATCTCTACCAACTAACTGTGTAGTTGCGTTTGGTATTGTAACTGTTCTATCTGCTGTTGGATCTTCTACTGTTAAAGTTGTTTCAAAACTATCACTTGTTGAACCCTCAAAAGTAAATGAGTTTGTTACATCAATAGTTGAGGAATCAATTGTAGTAGTTGAACCAGAAACTGTTAAGTTACCTGCAATGGTAACATTTGCACCAGACATTGTGATTGCAGTAGTAGGTGTAGAACCTGATTGGATTCTTAAATTACCACCGTTGTTATTCAATGCACCAAATGTAGTGCCACCATCTTTTAATGTAATGTCTGCCCCATCAGCGTCTAAAATAATGTCAGTAGCGGCGTCTAAAGTTATAGAACCAGTACTATCTATTTCAGCGATA